ATCGCTTGGATTACTGGTGTAATAACAACTGTAGACTCAGTTACTATTACCCCACAGATTGCATTCAGTGCTGCACCGGGTAATACCTGTTCTGTGAATATGGGTACTTATATTTCGTTTATTCCCTGTGGTTCTAATACTATGGCCGCTGTTGGTCCTTGGAGTTAATACATGAAAAACGACATCTTTGATACTACGGAGTCTATGCTAACCAGATATGGTATAGACATTGGTTTACTGTTATCTGGTTTCTTTGGTGCATTGCTCCTAGTATCACGGAAGTCGGGGCAAAAGCTTGGCACATCTTTAGCAGCTCTCATGGCTGGTACTGCATGTGCTAACTACTTGACACCCATCGTTTTGAACTACATGCCTGAAACAGTTCGGTTAAACGGCAAGTATGCCGTAGCCTTTGCTATGGGCTTCCTAGGTCTTAAGGGTCTTGAGTTTATTATTGATACTTATATAATCAGTAAGAAACAAGAGACACATAAGAAGACCAGAAAGAAGAGGAAACACTGATGGTTCCTGAACTATTGTCAATGCTAGGTGGTGGAGTTGTTGGATTTATCTTTCGGTTTATGGCTGAAAAAAGACAAGACCAGAAAGAGATGTTTAATAGATTATTACAATTAAACAATGTCCAGCAAGAGAATTATGACAAAGCTGCTAAGCGAGTTCCCATAGATGTCGGCAAGGGAATCCGTCAGATAATCGTCCTAACTGTATTGTTTGCAGCTCTTTGCGCTCCCTTTGTCTTACCCTTCTTTGGTCTACCTACCTTCGTAGAAGTAGATAAAGTAGAGTCAGATAAGTTGTTTGGCCTAATAGGTGGATCTACTAGTAAGGTCTTTGTAGAACTCAATGGGTATCTCTATTCATCTGAGCTAAGACAGATACTAGTGAGCATCGTAGGTTTCTACTTCGGATCATCCGCTGCAAGTAATAAGAACTGAGGTAACTATGGTTAAACTATATTTATTATTAATATCCTTGTTATCTATAGGATGTGCTAGTGACCCTAAGATCATCCCAGATGTTACTGGTGACAGTGTACTTATGATGAAACTCAAGCATGATATAACCAACAACTCTGTAGACTGTAGCTATGGTTGGTTGTTCTGGTATATTCCTATTGCCCTCGTTTTACTAATGTGGGCGTATCGGGAATTTATTAAGAAAGGTAAAAATGAAAAAAATGAAACCAAAGGGTAAGGCTGGTAAAGCCGCAGTAGAGCGGCTTGGTCGTACCTATAAGACTGGTGGTTTTAGCAAGATTGCTAGTAAAGCCGCCAAGAAGTATGGTTCAAAAGCCGCTGGCGAACGAGTAGCCGGGGCTGTGTATTGGGGAATGGTAAAGAAAAAGAAAGGTTCAAAATGAAGAACATGAAATCAAAGAAGATGATGTCTAAGGAAATGCCTGTTAAGAAGAAGAAGGTTGCAAAGAAGAAGGGAATGAAGTAATATGGAATCATTTATTGGTTCAATCTGGTTTGCCTGCTTTACATTTGTAGGTGGCTATGTCCTTGGTAATGTCTTTGGCATTGCTGAGCTTGGAAAGGTATTCAAGAAGTGAATACTCCCGAGCTTATCAACGCCCTCAACCGGGAACTGTTGATGAAGCTCATGGATGATCTAAATGATCCCATGAAGTGCAGCCCCGGTCTGTATACGGTTATCCGAGGGATCATTAACGATAACCGGGAAGTCTTAGATTCCATCTCCCGCAAGGAGCTGGATACCGTGGAAGAAGCCTTGAAGACCAAGGCTCCCTTCCGATTCAAGTCAGCCGCCATAGGTTGACTGGCTCCTGTCAAGGGAGTTTCGCTACCAGAGGGGCTAGGATGGCTTAAGTGTCATCCTAGCCTTTTAAGGCGGTCTGGGTATCCCCCGGACCAAGGAAGCCCTAGGATTGGCTCCTAGGGGCTAGAAAGAGGTGACCATGCAAGTACCAAAAGAAATGTTAGAGGACTTTAGGAACCATTTATGGGCGTGCTTTAAGTATTTGGGACTAGGGGAACCTACCCCTATACAGTATGTCATTGCCCAGAGGCTACAGGAGGGCCGTCAGGACTTCCAGCTACAGGCAGGCCGAGGCTTCGGTAAGTCTGTAATAGCCTCCTGCTTCGTCAGTTGGCTGTTGCTAAAGAATCCCAACAGAACTATTCTGGTTACCTCAGCTACCGCAGATAGAGCTGCTAAGTTTATTTCCCAGACCCGTAATATCCTACGGCTAGTTCCCTATTGTAAGCATATGGAACCCCAAGACTTTGATAAAGACAATGCTTTTGGTTTTAATTTACATAACCGAAGTATCTTTAGTCAGGACTTGAATCTAACAGCCAGAGGTATTACAGGTCAGATCACAGGTTTACACGCTGATGATATCATTGCAGATGACCTAGAGATTCCCGAGAACTCAGATAGTCCCGCAGCCCGTGAGAAACTGTATAACAAGGTTCAGGAGTTTGAGCAGGTTCGTAATAAGATCCCTGATGGCAGGGTAATATTCCTAGGTACTCCTCAAACAAAGGATAGTATTTATATTAAATTAAAAGAAAACTATACTATTCTTAAGTTCCCCAGTGAGATGCCCGATGTTAATATACCCGACGAGTGTGAGGATGTTGATGAATACATCCTAAACCTAGGCGTAGATGCTGGTGAACCCACACAGCCCGAGCGGTTCTCCAAGGAAGTACTCAAAAAGGTAGAAGCTAAGATTGGTCCTACCCTTTATGCTTTGAACTATAAGCTTATTACTTCTTTGGCTGATAACAAGAAGTACCCACTCAGGCTTCAGGATCTAATAGTCATGGATACTTCTCCTGACTTGTTCCCTGAAAAGGTTGTTTGGGCTAATGCTGTGCCAAATAAACGAGTCAATAGCTACGGAATGAAAGACGATCTTGTTTATGAACCTATGTGGGTATCTAACAACTTTGTTGAGTACACTCAAAGTGCTATGTTCATTGACCCCTCAGGTCGTGGTGCAGACGAAACAGCAATTTGTGTAGCATCTACGGTAAATGGTTACATTGTTATCCATGAAATCTTTGGATTACCCGGTGGCTATGACTCAGTAACCTTGGAAAAAATTGCTAAGGTTTGTCAACAATATGATATCAATCTTATAAGATACGAAAGTAACTTCGGTGATGGTATGTTTGGACAGTTACTAAGGCCCGTTATTGCAGAAATGTGTGGGGCCGTAGCTGTTGAAGAATATAAAGTAACCGGAGCAAAGGAACGGCGTATCCTTAATATCCTAGAACCAGTAATAGCACAGCACAAACTGGTGTTTAATACTAAAGCTATCAAAGACCAAGAGACACAAAAGCAAATAACAAGACTAACAGAGCGTCGTGGAGCTTTGAAACACGATGACCGGGTAGACTGCATTGCTGCTGCTGTGTCCTACTGGAGCGATAGCATTGGTATGAACCCTGATACTATTATTGAAAAGAATAAAGAAAAAGAACACAAAGAAACTGTTAAAGACTGGTTAAGTAATAAAAGAGTATTAGGACTATTAGGAGAAAGGGTTAGTGGAGCTATAATGTTAAATGGAAAACCAGTAAAAAATAAAGAATATAAGTCTGTGTTTACTACTAGGAGAAAGAAATGATAGGCATTGTAACTGGAGCTGGGCCAAGAGTTGGTACTTCTTTTACAATGCTTTCGTTAAAGAATGCTGGTATTCCAATTAAAGGTTATAAAAACTTAGATTCTTTTACTGTTCCAGAAAAAAACAAAGAAGGCTATTGGGAATTACATCCTTTTGATTTATTAGAACAATATAGATTAGGTTTACTAAATAACCACTTTATTAAAATCTGGCCTCCATTATTACCTTTTATCAATCCTAAAGATATAGGTTGTATTGTTATCTTAGATCGTAAGGATAAAGAACAACACAAAAAAAGTTTCTATAGTCTTTTGGAAGAAGAAAAAAAACTACCTAGATGGCAAAACATAACAGCACCAACTGCTGAAGATATCTTTGCTTTTTATAATAAAAACATACAACAATTTCTTACAGACATAGACGCAACTAAAATATTGAATGTCTATACTGAAGACTTGAATACCGAAATAACAAATGTTATCAAATTCGCAGAAAGAGGACTAACATGCCAGTACTAATAATGGGCGGTCTTGCTCTTGCTAGCGGTGTCATGGGTGCTTTTGGTCAATCAGGACAAGCTAAAGCTCAGGCAATACAGCAGCAAATGCAGCAGGATCAGGCTAACTTTCAGAATCAAATGAAAGTTGATGCGGAGAATAGAGCAATTCTACGCCAGCGTCTTAACCAAGAAATGACAAATCTTTCCATCGCTAAGTCCGCAGGTAAGCAGATGGGTTTACAGCAGTTTTATGCAAGGGAGGCTTTGAACAATGCCCGTAGTCAACTGTCTAAAAACACTCAAGAAGTTAATGCTCAGTTCATGTCAGCTTTATCTTCTAGAGGCATTTCCACAAAGTCAGGAACAGCTAGAGCGTTACTGCGCCAGAATATCGAAGCAACTGAAGCGAACTCGCTTGCACTACGACTCAACGGCCAAAGACAAATGAAGGATATTGAAACCAATTTCCAAAATGCTTTGGCACAGCGGCGCAATGATTACATTGAATCACAGGCATTTATTCCAACAACTGGTGGTATTGTAGACGCTAGTAGTTCTGCATTAACTAATGGTTTAATCCAAGCTGGTCTTGGCACTGCTAGTGCTGGTTTTAGCGCTGGGTTCCAATATGGCGGTAAGGGTGGTGTTGGTTTCGGAAGCGGCGGCTTGAAATTCTTTGGAGGATAAAATGGATAATATGTTATCCCAATTACAAAAGATTGCTGTTGAAAAAGTGGGAACAAATAATACTTTTGACACAAGCAGTAAAATAACCAGCGAACAAGAAACAAATAGCCTTAATGAAATCTTTGATACAGCTAAAGAAATGTATCCACAAGATTTTAAAAAAGCTTCTGAATATGTTTTAAAAACAGTGCAACCAAACAAAATGAGTACTAATGGTATTAAAAACTATTGGACAATGTTTGATACAAAATTTCCAGATTACGCTGATAGTATTAAAACTCAAATCTTAACAAGTATTAATCAAAACCTAGACAGTAAAACCAATGATTCTGAAAAAGAATTTTACTTGCGAGATATTATTACCACGCTACCTAGTTGGGCAGCTGATAATTTTTACCCAAAACTAGCACAAGTTTCTATGAATGTTGCTAATTCTAATATGTCTAAAGCTACTCAACTCTATAAATCAGAGCTTGATAAAAGAATGGATTCAATTAGATATTCTAATTTAGATCCAGAAGTAGCTAACTCAGTGCATGTAGACGATATTCTAAAACTAGAAACCTTTAACATGCTAAACTCAGCTAGAGTTGTAAATGGAAGAGTTGCTGTAATAACTGAAGATGGTACAATTGTTTTAGCAAATGAACTTAAAGACCGTACTGAAGTATTTGGCAAAACAAATACAGGCTCTCCTTCTGTTCACGAACAAGTAGAAATAGAAAAACTAAGTAGAGATATAATAACTAAAGCAGTTAATACTAGCTTGTCAAAAACAAGAGAAGAAGTTACAAAACAAAACAATTCTATTTCTTTTGAAACAAGAATGAATCTTGAAAAAGGAATGTTTACAATTGACGAATGGGATACTGCCTTTTCAACTATAAACACAACTAATATAGAAAGTGCAATAACAGCAGGTCTTCGCGGTGAAATCAATGCAGGTAGAGTTAAAACAAATAGAGACTTGCAAGAAACACTTTTTACTGTGTTAAAGAAATATAAAGATATCCTAGGAGGCAACCAATGAATCCCCTACCACAAATAACCAAACAAACAGACCTAAGAGGCCCACAGGTTTTTGAGCAGCCTAAACAACCTCAATTTACCTACACTGAAAGAGTTCCTATTACTCCCACATATCAGTTTAACTATGATATTGGTGTAGATTGGGCTTCTTTAGGAAGCGCTGTTTATAACGCTGGTGCAAATATTTTTAACAGTGTTGCCAAATATCAACTAGAACAGGAAGTAAAAAAATACACAGAAGATGAATTGCCTTTTGATATGGCACAAAAAAAGGATATTGAGTATTCCTCTAATCCAGAAGAAAACCAATATAGATTGCGACAAAGACAACAACAGCTTAAAAGTATGGTTATTGAAAGAATGCAAGCCATTGGATATAATGTTTCCGAGATTGATGATATATTAAATGGCAGGGTTAATGTAACAGATATAAAAGGAAGAAACCAAGTAGGAGATGACTTTGTTTTAAGATATCTGACAAAACTACAACTAGATGGAATAAGTACTAGTGCTGCTTTAAGAAAACAAGAAAGAACACAGTTTGCAAACTCTTTTGCAAATGCTCAACAGCTTATTTCAAACCCTCCTACAACACTATCAGTAGAAGACGCTAAAGCTAGATATGATAGTGTATACTTTGGATTAAGAGATAGTCTTACTGTTAATGGTATTGATGCTAGAATCTTAGATAGAAAAGCAGATCCAAAAGAAATTTACAACTATTCTCAAGAACAACAAGACATTATTTCTTCGGCTTTAGCTGTAAATCAGCAACTTATAGAAGCTAGACAAAAATCAATTAATAGTTTATATGACTATGAAGTATCAAAAGTAGAAACAGATAGTGCTAAAACTGTTGAAAAAGCTTTTGAAAACCTAACATCAGGCATAACACAAGGAACACTTCCTTATAGTTTACAAGGTTTAAAGGATTTTGAAAAAGCTTTATCTGGTTTTTCAACAACACTTGATGAAGTTACTCGTTTAGAAGAACAAAGAAAAAAGCAACTCAATAGTTCGGTATCCGCTATACTTCCCGATATTAATGATAGAGCAAAACAAAGAGATAAACAATATACTGATACTACTTATTTCTGGGCAAACAATACAAATAAACTACGACAACTAGAATTAAATATAGTTGAACTAGACTCACAAATAGGTAAACTTGCTCCTACTGACTTTGAAAAAGCAGACCAACTATTTCAAAAAAGAACCCAGTTAAACGAGCAAAAAACAAAAACACTAGAAGAACTAACCGAAGTTCCTACAGGCTATCTTACTGAAGAACAAAGAAAAGTACAAGAGCAACTCAAGGCTGTTATAGAAAAAAAAAGACAGGAAGGTTCTGAGACAAGGCTTGAAGAAATCCTTGGTCAAGAAGTTTCCTCCCAGTTACAAGGTGCTTCAGATAAAGTAACAACATTCTTAAGATTTAGAGAATATGTATTAGCTAACCGTCAGAGCTTTACAAAGAGTTCTTTCAAAGCTGAAGCAGAAAAACTAGGTTTAACAGAAACATTTGGAGACTTGGTAGAACAATACTCTCAAGACTTTCCAGAAAAACTTGGAGATAAGCTAGCAGATTCGTTGGCTTTATTACGAAGCGATGTTGAGCAGAATCTTGTTAAAACATTGATTAATACTTATCAAGGTATTTCTGAAACTGGTACAGAACTTAGTAAACAAGTTGCACTTCAAGTAGCTGGTAGATTAGCTTCTTCAAAAGCTACCACAACAAGCGGTCAAACAGGTATTGCAAACGGTGTTACTAGTAGGTTAGATGAAGTAAATACACAAGAACTATTATTTGGTGCTATAGCCGGAAGACCTATTGAAGATCCTTCAAAAGTATCCACACACTCTAGAACAGAGTTTACTAATGGAGGTAGGGATCCTTCTTCATTAGGCTGGGTACAATTACCTGTAGTTGATGAAGCAACTTTAAAAGAAAGCGCTCAGCTATTAAGCCAAGACTCTGCAAAAAAAGCATTAGTTGAAACAGTACTAGCAAATCCTTCTGCTTTAAACGCAGGTGGATTAGATAAGCATATTGAAGCTGTAAGAACCCTACAAAGAAAATACGAACAGGGTAGTAGTTCTTATTTAACAGCAGAACAATACATTCTTGATCTTACTATGTTAAAAAGTTTGTTACCTCCACCCGGTCAACTTAGAGTTGGTAGAGAAAGAACAACACAAACAGTTTTACAGGAATGGAAAAAAGCCAGAGAAGATTACAATACTACTGTCAATATCCTACAAGGTATCGGGTTACAGGCAGAACCGGACAATGAGCAGGTTAAAAAACTAACAACTGTTCGGGATCTTATGATTGCTTTTGCTACAAAGAGTGAGTTTGAGGACTTACCTGTTGGTTCAACCTCAGCTGGAGCTGCTTTTGAAACTTATGCTGAGGCTTTAAATGCAGATTATTTTTTTGACTCAACACAAGCAAACGCTCTTTCTGCAATGCAAATGGATGTATTGACACCTATTGGAATTGCTATAGCGACAGCAGGACCAAACGCTACAGCTGAAGAAATAGTTAATAACGCCTTCCTTGTTGCCTCCAACTATGGCTGGACAATGACTGGAAGAAAGGGTATTAAAACAGGCGAATACGAAGAAAGCGAAATAATACCGACCCCTACAAGAGATGTAACTGGATCTACCCAGCCGGGAGAAGTTTTCTCTTATTCTGATAAACAGGATAATACAGTTGGCCCAGTAACAAGTGTTTATTCTTATTTAGGCGGTTTAAAACCAAGGCAACCAAAACCCGGTTTATTTACTAAAGATGGTATGCCTATGGTTTCTAAAGAATTGTTTGAACTATCAGACGCTTTAAAAGTTGTATCAGACTTTTCGTATTCGGATGGTTTAACAGACGAAGTTTTAAGAAACGATAAAACTAACTTCCCTGTTTTAGAGGCTTTATTTAACGGTCAGTTTGACAACCCCATTATTTCAAGTTGGGTTTCAGCTATTAAAAGTGAAGATATTATAAAATCTAGACAAGCTTTTATTGATCGTGTAAAAGAAGACGGCGGTTTAACAGGGGTTCACTTAGCTGAGTGGGGTTTAAACTTATATCAACAAGATATAATAAACCTACCACCAACAGAACAAGCAGCATTACTTGTATGGCGACCTCTTGTATCTTATACAGGTTCTTGGGAATTAGACGATCCTAATACAGTGGATGTTTCAAAAACACCATTCAGAGATGTTGTAGACGCTACTGGAACTGTAGTTGGTTATAGCGCATCTCCAACAGATGGGGCGTTTGTAAACTTACGACATCCTGTGTTAGATAAAGTAAATAGAACAACAGTAATGCCACAAAGAGATAATACTATTTATGGCCCTTATAGTAACAACAGATTACATTCTGTTGATGGGTCTGGTTTATTTAGAGATGTTGTAGCGCATAATTTAAAAGATATACATATATCAGAAAGACCTAATAATGTATATGCTGAACGATTAAAAAGCAGAACTGGTGTTGGTATAAGAGTACCCGGTGGAGCAATGGGTGGTCAGTTTCAAAGAGCGCCTTCTCCTGACTTATTAAAATCATACCTAAGAGATAAAAAACTAACTCCTATAGAAATATATGAAGGTTTTTATATTTACAGATAATGGAGATTAAATGACACAGTATTCAACCCTTGGACAATCAAATTCGTTTTATTCAAATTTTGGATATTTTCAACCCCTTGAAGAAACTGATTATCAAAATGTAATTAATAAATCCATTAATGATAATATCAATGTTTCTCTAGCTGGTGAGCTACAACCAAATATATTCTCAACTGGAGATTATTCATTAAAGCTTACCAAGGGTGGTCCTGTAAATCCAACAGCTGTAGACTTTGCAAATTCTACTTTACTTGACAAAACTCAAGAATGGATGGGAGGTATCTTCGGAAGACAACCAGCTGTTATCGACGCAGCTTATTATGGTTTATTTGGAGAAAAGGCTTCAGGATGGAAGTATGTACCTTTTGTAGATAGCTGGAGTAAAGTAGAACAAGAAAGAAGAAGAGTAGATGAACAGTTTGTTGCTAATAAACAAAAAGAAATTGACACTCTTCTCTCAGAACGATATAAAGAACAAGCACCGCTTGTAGTAGAAGCCTTACAGCGAAACCTAGGTGTCAACTGGAAAGAAACTTTTGCTAAAGGTGCTAATAATAAGAATGCATATGCTGAACAGGTTTATCGCTTTCTATTAGACGAGACTAGAAAGACAACAAATAAGAATGCTTTGTATTCTTCTTTACTAAACTTAAAGAGTAATGATAAGCCTATTTGGAACTGGACCTATGCAAATATCCTAAGCGATTATGATGTACTTGCTTCCACAGCTTTAACACTTGGTGTTGAATCTCTTTTAACAGGGTCTGCTGTTACTTTAAGCGCAGCTGCTAGCTCTGCTACGGCTTCAGCCGCTAGAGCTACAGGTATTAGATTAGGTGCAACACAGGGTTCTGAGGGTGTTATTAGACTGGCCCAGACAATAGGAAAAACTACAGGCTCACCTAATTGGTGGTCGTTATTCAAGTCAGATTACACGCTAAGCACCAGACTTCCAGCAGCAACAAGAAATTCACAAAGAGTTCTTACTCAAGCTTTAGAATCAGGTAAAATAACTCAAGATCAAATTAAGGTATTGCAAAGACTAAGACCCGATCTCTTTACAACAGCTGCAACAGGAGAAACAATAATTGCAAACCCTTTCTCAATTGCCACAAACGCTAGAAAGTATCTACAATTTAGAGGACTAGAAATAGCAGGTACAGGACAGCAAGTTGCAATTAACTCAGCAAACCGAGTAAAATTAGTAGATGCACTGAGTAAAGTAGCGTTAACAACAGATGATATTCTATTGGTTGGTAAATCATCAAGCCACCTCAATTACTTGTTTAAGGTTGGTAAGTCTGGGGCTGTTCAAGGGGCTTTAGATGGTGCGACTAATGCTGTGTTTATGGGTAAAGAAAGAGCAGACCAAATGTTGATGGCAGAAAACATTGACATTCCTTCCTATAACCTTAGTGAAGTTATTAGTAGTGCTGCCTTATTTGGAGCATTTGGTTTCACTCTAGGTATTGGATTTGGCGCTATTACAAGTCCAGTTCGTACCGGACTTTCAGCTTTAACTACCATAGATGGTAGAGCTTCTCTAGGTACACCAAACGCAAAACGAGGTCTTCTCCAGTATGTCGGCCCAGACCGAATGACAGAAAGCGAGTTTAACTTACGAAATGCTCTTGCTTCTGTTGTAGGTAAACAGGCTGCATTAGCTGCTGAAGTAAACGCTAACTCAAGAGTCGCTATTGTTAGAGATATTGTAAAGCTATTAACAGGATCTGAAGAAATAGGTGTAAGATTAGTTGATCCTAAATTCTTGGAAGCAAACAACTTAACCATTGAAGAAGTTTCTGGTTTAATTACTTTTATTACCCAAGAACTTATTGGTAAGTCAAGCAAGTCTAGTCAGATTGGAAGTATTCCTGCCGGATTAATGGATGATATTATTGCAGCATATGCTCAATGGAAAAGAGCAAATCCAACTGCCGCAGTAAATGCGTTTGAAATTAAAGCTGTTGCTGGAGAAGACTTCCTAAAAAGACTTACAGAACACGGCGTTAATACCAACAATTCTGGTAAACCATCAGTACTTAAGACACAAACAATTGATGAAATTAACCAAGAAGTTTCGTTCCTAGAAACAGTAGAAGCTGTTGAAAAACTAGGAGCATCTGTGGTTGATGGTAAGATTAAAGTTCTTAAAAGAAGAAAACAAATACTAGAAGCTAAAGAACTCAGAAGAAAAGAACTTCCAGATCTAAAGAAACAACTAGAAGAACTAAACACAAAAGACAAGACTCCTGAAGTTGAAGCGGATATTAAGAAACTAGAAGAGAAGATTAAAAGATATGAAAGACAGGCAGGAGAACCACTAAAGGATAATAATCCAAACGCTGTTATTATTCGTTCTTCGTCTACAAGTGTTAGAACTTTACAAATTAATGGCTTTGATATTTCTACTAGCCGTAGTGGTCTATTGTTATCTATGTGGTTAGACACTGTTAATAAGATTCACGCTTTAGCTGGACAAAACACAGCAGAAGCTAGAAAAGCAGTTAACCAACTAAGACAAGAAGCAAAAGAACTAGAAGAACAGATTGATTCTTTATACAGAAAACCAGAAGAAAAATCAAGAGAAGAGATCAGAAAGAACTGGTTTGATGAGCAGTTTGCTACTATAAAGAACGATCCTACAAAGCTTGCTCAGTTTAGACAAGCCCTAGGAGCAGCCCTATCTCAGTCTTCCGCTACCACGGGGTCTAGAGCCGTTAGTATGAACTGGCTGTCTCAACTTCGTTTTGAGTCAGGTTTAGGAGAACTTTATACCCGTCTAGCTAGCTATGGTACAGGTACAGCTGATCTTATGTATAGTGTTTCTGATGTACTATTCCACACTATGGAGATGCTTGATTCAAGCCAGTTGTTTAGCTATGCAAGCCTTGCTGATATGGGTAGTTCCCTTAGCGTCAAGGAAGCCGTAGATCGCGGCTATCGCCTTGCTATGGGCGTTAACAGCATTACCGAACAGCTCCGTCGAATGGATCCTAGAAAGGCAGCTCTCATTGAACAACGAGTTGTGAGG